GATAATAATGTATTTCGGTTGGAGTTCCCGATAATCCAGCAGTTAAAATTGGCGAACCTGTACTACCATCAATACCGCCAATATTTAATTTTGTATTAAAATTTGCCGTTGTACCATTTAACGCCCCCGTCAATGTTCCACCTGTCAATTTTAAATAGGTCGAATCAGCTAAGCCCGTGCGAAGATAACTTGAATTGTCATAGGTTATATTTGTTCCCGACGCCTTGACAAATCCCGTGCCGTTTAACGTGTTTTGCTTTGCAGCAAATCTTGATATAAGATTTAATGATGCGGTATCAGCATCTCGAAAGTAGGGTAATAACATTGATGTGGTATCCGCTTTACGAAGATAACTTGATAACATATTTAACGTATCTGAAATATTTAGCTTAGTATTAAATCTTGAAGTAAGGTTTAATAAAGAAGTATCTGCCTTTCTTAGGTATGGCAATAACATATTTGTTGTATCTGTTTTCCTAAGATATGGTAATAACATATTTATAGTGTCCGAAATATTTAGTTTAGTGTTAAATCTTGCATTTAAATTTAAAGAAGAAGTATCAGCATCTTTTAAATAAGGCAATAACATTGAGGCAGTGTCAGAAATGTTTAATTTTAAATTTATTCTATTACTCAAAGTAATTGTATCTAATTTTCTTAAATATTTAGATAGCATTAAAGTAGTGTCAGATATATTTAACTTAGCATTAAATCTATTCGTAAGGTTTAATAACGTTGTATCAGCGTCTCTAAAATATGGAAGTAACATGTTTGTCGTGTCAGCTTTACGAAGGTAAGGAGCTAACATATTTAGAGTATCGTATAAATTTACCTTAGTGTTAAATCTTGATGATAAGTTTAATAACGTTGTGTCATTGTCTCTAAAGTAAGGTAGTAACATTGCAGTTGTGTCAACCTTTTTTAAATAAGGCAAAAGCATTGCAGATGTATCAGATATATTTACTTTTAAATTTATCCTATTTGAAAGCGATACGGTATCCGTGCCAACCAATGTACCTACAGATAAATTTCCACTACCTAATAAAGTAGTTGCGTTAACTGTTTTGATTGTTGTTCCGGAAACTAATGTGTTTTGTTTTGCATTAAAAGTGTTCCAATCGGTTGACGTTAAAAAACCATTTGCAGAGGTTGTTGCTTGTGTTATATATAAAGTCCTATTTGCCGTCAAATTCCCTCCACCTTGTAATGGTGCGGTTGTTGCTATGTTTATTGTGCTATTTGCTGGAGTAAATCCTAAAGCAGCTTGTTTGTTATTAAATGTAGTCCAATCATTTGATGTTAAATACCCATTTCTTGAGCTTGTTGCACTTAGTAATTCTATTGTTGGAGTAGTGGTGTTATTGTCTATTGATATTGGATTGCCTACCGTAGTAGATGTAATAACACTTGTCACCGTTCCTGCCCCAATAGCACTCCGAAAATTGGCAGCCGTTAAAGCCGAAACGGTATTGTCAGCATTAAACCTCGGAAAAGTAATTGCCGATGGATTTGTTAAAGTAAACATTGATTGCCCAATGGTTGTGCCACCTAAACTTGTTCGTCCTGTAGGTGCTACTAAACCAGTGCTACCTCCATCCCATTTTAACCTATCTGTAAATGCTGTGTTCCAATTACTGGAATTATTAGGAATAGATGAGGCCCAAGTTGAACCAGTTGACAAGGCTATGCCTGCATCCGGGTAAATAGGATTTGGAAACACACCTGTATTTATTGAACCGATGCCGCTAACGGTTGCTACGGTATAATTTGCACCAATTTTAAATGATGTGGAAGCAATGGTAATTTTATTTGTATCCGTTAAATTGTATTGGTCGTTATTCAAAAGTTGACCATTCCTGAACACCAAAATATAAGCTTTTAATTGAATAGGAAATTTAGGCGTTATTGTCCACGTCAAAACACTTGATGAAGCTGGTTGATATTCCTGTTTTAAAATCTTTATGGTATCATTCCCGATAGCAACATTAATTGAATCTTGCAACCTTGCATAAATGGTTGTGGTGTCTAAACGTAAAGTACCCGTCGTTGTTATTGTACCGCCGAGTAAACCAAAACCGCTTGCAACGCTTGTCACCGTGCCTGTTCCTTTTGTATCTATTCTATTTGATAAAGATATAGTGTCAGATGGATTTAATTTTGATGCAAACCTTGTAGTAAGGTTTAATAAACTTGTATCGGTTAACTCCATTAAAACAGATAAATCAGCCGACACCGTGCCCGTGGTTGTAATAGGATTTGGTGAAACAGTTATTCCCGTACCACCAGAAATTGAGGTAAGGCTTCCCGATCCTCCACCCGAACCAGCACCACCACCACGGGGAAATATTACCGTATAATTATCGTTAACTTTGAATGATGAAGCTGAAATAACCACGCTTGTTGACGTTGGCACGGTGTATTGAGAAGGTAATAAGATTTGTCCGTTGCGATACACTTGAATAAAGGTAATTCCCCCAGGAATTAAAGTGTCTGTTTGTGTCCAAGTTAAGGTTGACGTTGTTACGCCTGTGGTATAATCCTGTCTTGCATATAATCGACCCGTTGTGTCTGCGTATGCTTTAGTAGCATAGTTGGCTAACATTGCAGCCGTATCACTTACCAAAAGCGTGGCGGTTGTATCGCGCCATAATCCACCAGAATAATATAAACTTGATTTTTCAACCGGTGAAGAAATAGCCACATTATGCAATTCATTTAAACTATAACCCGATGCTACACGAATAGCAATCGTACCATTGTTTACATGAGAATTTATACAAAAGCCGATAGGCATATCAATGTTAGGCGCAATAGGTTCTACGTCTGTCCAAACACCTGCCGTAGTTGGCGAAGGATAAAGAATAGCACCAGGCGCAAAGGTATCAGTATTAACTTGTCTTATTTTGCCAAAAGAAATAACGTACCCATCTTCACCGTTGCTTAAATCATGTGCGGTTATTCCTAATAAATACTTTGCATCAATTGAGCCATTGGCTATGAACTTTGCAACTGTTATTCTTCCACTTGCTCCCACCGTGCCATTAGCATATACAAGACTTCCTTTTGTAATGGTTAAACCTGTCTGATTCTTAACTAACCAAAAGTTTTTAAATCCTAATTCATTTGGCACGGCATCATACATTCCTAAAACAACCGTACCTAACTCCGAATCCCATCGCATTTTAGCAGTGTCCACATTGTTAGGCGGTACACTTGTTTTAAAAAATAAAGAATCAATAGGTTGTGTAAAAGCACCTCCACCTACTTGATTCCAAACGTTGGAAGTAAAATCAAATGAGTATATTTTTAGGTTAACGGTGTCAAGAATTACCCATGCGTTTTGATTTGATACCGGTTGAATAGATGATGTGTCGGAAATTGAACCACGCCATACAAGACCGTCCGCGGTTGTCTGGAAACCTAATCTTTGCTTATTAGTATTTGTAGGAAATTGGGCAAAAATAAAAGATGAAGCCAAAACAATAAAAGCAATAACAAGCCCTTGTTTTTTATTACCTACTTTGTCAATGGCTTTGCCGATAAACTTTCTTGCAATTCCCATAACTAATTCTTCCGCTAAAACTTTGCCGATATTTCCAATGGCTTTTAAAAATTTTCTTTCTTTCTTAGGTGCCTTGATTTCTTCCATTAGTTTATGTTTATTGCAAATACAATGTAATTTGAACCATCGTAATGAGTATTACTGTCAATGGTAATAGTGTCTGGCTGGGTAATGATGTATTGAGATGCTATTAATTTTTGACCGTTTTGATAAACCTGAATTGAAGCATCTGTATTTGTAGTTGGCAAAACACCGCTATTTTTAGTATATGTCAAAACGTTGGATGAAGTGTTTAAAAACTCTTCGGAAAATATAGAAATTAGGGAGCCTGTTACCGTAACATTTGTAATACTTTCATTTACATTATTATTAACCACGCCGCCACTACCTGCATTATTTGCAACTAATTGATAATCTCTAGGCTTTGAAATAACTAATCTTTCAGTATAACTAGGCATGGTCATCTATTTTAAAAAAATCACCTCTCCAAATATCGGTATTTAAATCAAATAAACCACGTTCAAAAATATAGTAGCCTCCAGAATACTCAATGACTTTATGAGGCAAATAAACATTATCAATGCTTAGATTTTGAAATGGCATATCAATCATTCGAGGTAAAGGTCTTAATTGTCCTTTAATTACTTCATTAACTAGTAGCTGTGTCACTTTGTTAAAACCTTGTCCGTTTGCAACGTCCCAAGTATTACTTAATTTAAATGTACCAGCGTCCTCTTTAACCTTTAAAGCTCCATTTGTTGTGGCTGAAATTCCATCACCTAAATAGGTATCTAAATCAAATATTACGGACGATTTTTCATCGTTATCCGATCCGTATTCCTGAATATCTGCTTGTCCTCCTATTGTTCCATCTGGTAAAAATTCTAAATAATTATTCATTATCGTATATGATAATGCGTAATTACTTATAATATTTGTACCTGCTTCGTTTCGCATTTCTTTTAAGCGCATTGACCATACATACTCCGCAGTGTCTGGAATATCTAAAGTGTCAAATGAGATGGTTTTATTTACAACAAAAGCATTATCGGAAAAAACTGTTTCGACGTTAAATTCGTATTCGGCAGCCGTTGTTTCCCAGCTTGCAGCATCTAATTGAAAGTTGAATCCAGACGTGTAAACTACATTCCTTTTTAAGTATTTATTTTCTTGCTTAACTTGCAATGAAGTTATTTTACCTGTAAACCCAGGGGAGGTAGTTGAATCTAATTTTAATGTATCTGTATTTGTTGATTCAATAATATATTCATAATCTCCCGTTTCAGTTATAATTTTTGTTACTCCACCTAATCGCAATCGTAATTCACCATTATTTTCTAGTTTAATTTTAATATTTACATAATATTTTCTATTTGCTGTAACACTAAAAGAAGTGTAATAAGCTTCTGTTGCTATTATTATACCTTCAAGTATTCCATTATTAATAGACCATCCGCTGCCTAATGTCCAATTAGCATCAGCAAAACCTTGTAACGGAAAAGAATTTACAATTGAAGCTAATTTTATAGCAAATACAAATTGATAAGGCTCAAAATTAGCAGGCGTTAACGCACTAGCATAAAAGTTTAATATACCTGTATAACTTAACCTTGCTTCTACATTTGTACTATCTAACGTTGGTGTAATAACTTGTTCTGGCGTGGCGTTGGTTGCGTAGCTATATTCTTTTCCTGCAAGTAAATTTTGTTTACCAAAATAATTATAACGTATAACTACATTTTTTAAAGGAGGATAATATGACCACCTTCCGCCACTTAAACGCATTAACTGACTATTTGCTAAATCAGTTTGAAGATTTAAAATTGTAAAATCTAAATTAAAAGTGCCAGAACTTTGGATGCCAAAACCATTATATTTAAAATACCTATGATTACTAGGATTAAGGTATTCATTAACCTGAATAAACCAATATTGATTACCGCTAAATAATAATCTTGCGCCAAAAGTCTGGCATATCTTTTTTAAAACATCATAGCAACTTTGATAGGTATAATTATTTTTTGTGTCTCTATGATAAAAAGCCCTATGATTAATGACTGTTCTTAAAGAAAAATCATTATCAGCCGAATAATTAATACTATTTTCATGCCAATTAAAAACAGTATGAAGTATAGGTAAATTATTAGCTACTAAGTTTTCCTGTACAAAATCAAGTTGATTAAGACAATTACAAATATGTTGAACGACTGTATCTTGACCTAAATAAGGACCAACATCACTTTTATAAAGTAGGGTTTTTAAATATGCTAATCCATCAACAGCTTCTATTTGTGCAATAAATCCTATATCAGTTGTAACGTCTTCAAATTCTACTAAATCTGTAACTATATAGCCATACCATTTAAATAAAACAGTTGTGTTATCATTCTCATAACTTGTAAGCTCAATACTAAATCTACCCTCAACCGCAAAACCTATATCATTAAGTAGTGTTTGTAATTGCTCTGTATTTATAATTAAATTTAATCTTAAACGAGATCCAATAATTGGAGCAAAACGCTCCATTCCCTGACTTGATTCGCTATCATATTGAAGTTGAACATTAATCGTATCAAACGTGCCAACAGAACCAGAAAATACTGTATCTTTTATTGATATAGTAATTTTTCTACCCTTTTCATTATATACCGTTGTTTGATACCTTACAGCCATTATTGAACTCTATTTAAAGTCTTTTGAGAACGATTTAATAAAATAATTAAATCATTTCCACTTATCCTTGTTTCCAGTACTCCACCACCCATTCCCATGTCACCCATCATGCTTTTTAACTTTGATAAAGGTGCAATTACTTCCGGGTCAACCCTTGCGTTTCTGTTATCTCCTACGGTTGCCATAGTAGGCCCAAATGCTAAGCCGCCTTCTGCTAACTTTGGAGCTGCTAAACTATTTTTAACTAATGTTCCTAAGGCAACAAGAGCAATACCACCAGCAATAGCAATAGCAGGATTCAAGGATTTAAGAGCTGTTTTAATACCTAAAGCTGCTATACCTACTTGTATAGCTAGTTTACCAAAACTAATAACTGCCTCGGCAACTGGAAGTAAAAATGATTTGATATTAAAACCCGCTCCACTTAATGCGTTGCCTAATTGTTCTCCTAATCCTACGGCTAAATCATTTAATGCACCTTCTATTATATTTTTTAAACCTGTGTTTAAATCCTCTAATCCTTTTTTTAATCTAGTTATGTTATCATCAGTAACTTGTATAGCTTTCCCAGCAGCTTCTTGAGCTTTAGTAAAAGCATTAGTTTCTTCTTTTGCCCTTTGTGTTTCAGCCGTAACACTTTTTAACTGTTCAGGTAATTTACCTATTGTAGGTAATAAATTTGTAGGTGATAATGTTTCATTTTTAGGTTGTGTTTGTGATGTACCACCGCCGCCTCCTCCAGTGATTGTAGTTGTTGGTTCTATTATATCTGTTATTGGTATATCTGTACTTCCTGTGTCGGTACTTTTGTTGTTAGTAAATAATCCTTTTAATTTGCCTTTAAGACTATCAACTGTTTCACCTATACTTTTAAATTCCGATGCAACTATCCTTTGTTCTTCCTGGTACTTTGTCATACCAGACAAATCAAATAGATTTAATCCTAATGCCTTTTGTAAATAATCAATATTTTTTAAAACATTAGCTACTCCTTGCATGACGGAGTTTTTAATATTTATCCAAATATTTTTAAAATTGTCACTAAATGCTTTCCAGTTATCATAAACATATAAAGCAATCGCGCCAACGGCAGCAATGGCAGCCACAACCCCAAGAATAACAGGATTAGCGAGAATAGAAGCAAAAGCCTTAGATATTGCAGTACTCATTAAAATAATAGTAGTTCTTATTAATCTTATTGTTCCAGCAAGTGCCCCAAACGTTGTTATTAATTTACCTACTATAAATATTGCGGGCCCGATAGCCGCTACAATTAAAGCAGTTTTTACAATAAATTCTTGAGTGGCAGGATTAAGACCTTTAAAACCCTCTACTAAATAGTTTATTTTTTCCGATAAAGCCGTAAATACTGCCTCTAAATTCAAACTATTATTAATAGCTTTTCCAAGTTCTGCAAGACTATTGGTAACGTTATCTTTAAGGTTATCAAAAGCATTACCTAAGCCTCCGTTTGCTCTTTCTAATTTACTTAAGGCCGATACCGATCGCGTAATAAATTCCTCACTATTTACTCCAATGGCTCTAATGCCTTCAGCCGTAACGGTGCCAAATTCCTCTTTCATTACACGCGCAAATTCTGGCAGCCTTTCTTTGATTTGATTTAAATCCTCTTGTGTAACCTTACCAACCGCGCTTATTTGACTTAAAGCTAAAGTAACTCCGCTAAACTGTTCTGCTCCTCCTCCTGCCCTTGCTACAGCATTACCAAACTGTGTGATAGTTTCCCTTGCAGCGTCTGCACTCATTCCTACAGATTGCAAAGAAGCCGAAGCCTTAACAACTTCAGGTAAAGCAAGACCAGGGTTTTCAGCAACCTTTCGTAATTTTTCTAATTCAATGGCAGCTCCTTCACTACTTCCCATAATGGCAATTAAACCGTTTTGCAGTTTTTCCATATCCGCAAAAGATTTTAAAGCAGCCGCACCGACACCAATAATAGGTAAGGTTAATGACTGGGTCAAAGTTGAACCAAGATTAGACATATTTTGTCCAAATCTCGTCATAGATTTTTCTACCTTACCTAACTCTTTATCGAGATTAGTGGTATCAATCCCCAGCTTTAAAAGTAGTTTACCTATTGCCATTATGCTTCTTTATCCCATTTGTCAAATATTGACTTGTCGTTATTTGTCAAACTTCTTTTAGTTTCTTTTTTAGTAGGATTCTCCCATGGGAACTCAATCAAATCTTTTGGCTTTAAACTCTTACCTTTTGCCGTATGGACATTTAGTAAAAGTGTTGTTTGCCATCGTATTCGTTCCCATTCTGTTTGCTCCTGTTGTTCAAAGAAATTGTTATAACCTTGCATAGCCATAACAACCTCTCTAAAACTCATTTCATTGTATTGCGAAGGAGGAAACCTTAAAACTCCGAAACAAAAGCGTTCGATGTATTCAAGGGTAAGCTCTCCGCCTTCGCCACTACGTTTTTTTGGGATTCATCTTCAGGAGGTGAAATCTCGTTTGAAATCATTTCCATTATACGAGTAATGCCACCCATATCAGTATCGACCAAATCACAAAAAGATTGTAAATCGTAAGGACATTTTTCTCCTTTAGCTTTGTACCCTTGTTGAACGCCTGCAAAAGCTAATTCAAGAGCCAAAAGAAGATCTTCGCCAAGTTGGGAAAGGTCACTTAATTTAAGCTTCCTTTCCCTTAAAAATGTACCTAAAACGAACATACCAAATTTAATTGGAATGTCCGCATTAGCTATTTTTATTGTTTTCATTTTAGGTAATTTTTAAAATTATGCTTTAGTAGTTTTCACAATAGCTCCCGTAACTTCGAATGAAGCTGAATAGCTTACATTTTCTTCCACACCAGCGTTAAGGTCTAATGATGTACAAATGGCACTCATTGTGTAAACATTATCACCCACAACGTCGGTAGTAAACTTAATAGTCAATGCGGTACCTGCCACAAGGTCGGTAAATAAATCATCAAATAAATAATTAGTTGAAGCATCACCCGGGCCCGCATATAACGCCTCCGTTGATAGTGTTCCGGATAACTGTCCTTTCTTTACTTCTCTCCATCCTCCAGCTGCAGAATCCTTTGTAAGAATTTCACGCATAGCCGCAGATACGTTCATTTGGCAGGATGTCGCGTAACCGATAGCAGTACTATCTTTGTATAGTC